TGTCTGTACTGTCTATATAAACACTAAAATCTGATATAGAAAACATTACGCACCCATTGCTCTAATAAATTTACGTGCCACATCTCTTATATTATGAGGTTTTATTACTTTTAAATTTCTATTTTGCTCAGTTACAGCAGATTCATAATCAATATAAGTGAATGCAGTTGTTCCAGCTAAACGTCTTGGTACCCAATCCCCAGTTGAATCATCAGTATGATGGTGTGGTGCATAAGCTTGACTTTTAATAAAATTACATGCAATAGAATCTTGAGAATTTACACCATTTATAGTCTCACCTGTTATAGTAAATGTGCCTGTTGTTTTTTCTATAACAAGATAACCCATATTAACGTGTATCTCTTTAATGATACCAATTGCGCCTGATATAGAACCAGTAACTGTTTCACCTAAAGTAAATTTATTATTTAATGTAATATCAGTATCAGCTGCAAGGTATTGATATTTCTGTATACAATACTCTACTAATTGAGAATATTTCATGGGCCAATCATCCCATATATTTTTTATTTGAGGATTAAGTAATAAGAATGTCCAATGATATTGAGATGAACCATATAATCGTTGACTTAAATGGTCTGGTCTCTCACCGTCTATAACTTCTACTGTTTCATAAAAACCAGCATTATTAATTAATGAATCTGCAACTTTAGCTTTTGATGTTAAGTTTTTTAATCTATCTAAATTACCAGAACCATCAATATCTATTGCTATATCTTGTATATTTTTAAAATACATATTAGTACCCTGCCTCTACGTCTGCTGAATATATTGGAGCCATTTCTTTAAGCGTTACAGTTAATCCAATTTCTACAGGTGCATTATTTTCATAAAAGAATGAAGATGTATTTGGATTATATGTTACACCAACTGATTCAATAACACAAGGAGGTAATTGTATCATATTAGTACGTTCTGCTCCTGCTCCATGAAATGATACAATAACATGGTCAGGTACTGTTATAATCATTAAATTATCTTTTGTTGCATGTGCAGATTTTCTAAACATTTTAATAAGACCTGTAGCCTGTTCTGATTCTTTTAATGAATCGGGTAATATAGTCCAAGCAAATGTAAAGTTTCTCATTGTAGTTGCTGAATATGCCATAAGTTCATTAGGATTAGCAATTTTACCAGTACCTCTTTGTACTTCTGTTCCAACCACTTGTGCTAATCCAGCACCAACAAGAGCTGAAAATTGACCACCAAGCATTTTGCCAAGAAATGGTATTTTTCCTACTACAAAACCTGCAGCAGTCATGGCAGTAGTGCTTGTTAATGTAGTTGGATTAAATATATCTTCATAATTTTCAGAAAATAAGGTTTGCATAAAAGCTCCCATTTTTCTTGAATCTTCATTATAAACCATTTGGTCATTTATTGCAATATCTGTAGGCATATACATTGCAATTGAACCTACATATTTTCTATTTACAAGACTACCAATCTTTTTTGCAAATTCTCTTACTCCATCCATAACAGCACGGGACTTAGCCAATGCTTTAGTTGCTAAACTTGCTTGTTCAACTTCTACTTCAACTTTTTGTCCACCTTCTTGTATAGTTTTTGTTGTACCAATTTCAATTATATTATCACCACCAACAGCCTGTCCTCTAAATTTCATAAGTTTATCTTGAAGTTTATCGACCATGTTTCCAATTGGATTAGCATCTGCATTCATACCATAATCATCATTATCAACTTTCATAAATTCAAACATCATAAATGGTTCGCCTGTCATTGAAGCTAAAGCATTCATACGTTTTTTAGCATATTCACTATCTTGATTACTATTGAAATTTATATCATCCATATTAGTATCATTCCCTACAGTCTCTGGATATTTCCAATGTTGGAATCCATCATTATCTTTATTAAATCGTGCGAATGATTCTTGACCTTTATGTCCTGCTACGTGTGGCATTGTTGTTCCTTGGTTTGTATAATAGTTATTTATACGAATTTGTATAAATAGTTATATGAAAAAGACATATTCTGGCTCTTGGAGACCAAAACACCCTGAGAAATATAATGGTAATGTTGATATGATACATTATAGGTCATTATGGGAAAGAAATGCGTTTAGATATTTAGATAAAGCATCATGGGTTAAGTGGTGGCAGTCTGAAGAAACCATTATACCATATATATGTGCGACAGATCGTAAGGCTCATAGATACTTTGTGGACCTTACTATACGAACAGATACAGGTCGTACCCTCTTGGTTGAAATAAAACCATCACATCATACTAAACCACCTAAAAGAAAAAAACTAAATGAAGCATTAGGTTATATGAAGAATATTTCTAAGTGGAAATATGCAAGGAAGTATTGCGATGAACGGGGTTATGAATTTCAAATATGGACTGAGAAAGAACTTGAAGCTATGGGTATTAAAACAATGACTATGAAATTTAAAGTAAGCAAAACAAAAACTGGTAAGAGAATATGGAAGTCCCTTAAGAAAAAGATATAAATATAAGTATGGCCAGTTTATTTGACGCATTAGAAGCAGAAGCATTTCGTAAAGGAATAGTAGCTCGTTCTAAAGAAGCTGCAAAATGGTTTGAAAAAAAGGTTATAGCTCTTGGACCACAAACTAAAGCTATTCTTAAAGATGATAGATTAACAACAAAAAATAAACCTATGATTGGTGATATGATAATGTATACATATAATCCAAAGTTAAAAACAGTTTTGCCATATTATGATATGTTTCCTTTAACGATTATGGTTGGACCAGCACCTGGTGGATTTTATGGTATTAATTTACATTATTTACCACCTAAAGTTCGTGCTATATTTTTAGATCATTTAAATTCTGCTACTACTAATCAAAAATTTAATGCAACTACTAGATTTAAAATTACATATCAGATGTTAAAAGCTACTAAAAAATATAAATATTTTAAACCATGTTTTAAACATTATTTAACAAAACAATTAAGTTCAAATATAATGAAAGTTGATGCTGCTGAATGGAATATAGCAATATTTTTAGAAACAGCGAAATTTAAGAAGAAAAGCACTTCATATGTTTGGGCAGATTCAAGGAGAGAATACAGATAATGACATTACCAGTAAGTATAGATACAATTAAATCAACGATTAATCGTCGTGGTGGTGTAGCACGTGGAAATAGATATGCAGTATATGTTGCTCATCCTTCAAAGAGTGTGAATAGTTTATTAAAATTTGACCCTGCAACATTACTTAATAATTTAATATCTGGTGATGGTGTTCATATTGGAGATTTTATAAATGACCCAAGAGATTTATTTTTATTATGTCAAGCTTGTACACTTCCAGGTAAGAGAATTTTAACTACTGAAGCTGGACATAATCATAATTTATCTAAAAAGCCATATTCAATGATGACAGAAGAAGTTGTGATGACATTCTTATTAACAAATGATTATTATATTAAAAAGTATTTTGATATGTGGCAAGAAATGATTATTGATAGTACACATGAACATTATAAAGCATTTTATAAAAGAGATTATAGTGCTGATGTACTTATACAACAATTAACTGGAGCTAGTGATATAGTTCCTGGATATACAGTTAAGTTAGAAAATGCATATCCTATACAAATTTCCTCGGTTGAATTAGGTAATGCAAGTGATGGCTTATTAGAAATAAGTGTTACATGGGAATATGATAATTGGAGAAGTGTGGGATTAATAGACGGATTCGAAGATGTAAAAAATCATATCACGTCTATTGGAAAAAATACATTAGATATGATTAGATGATAAAAGAAATTTTTTTAAAATAATGGAGAAAGATTGATATGTTGCCAAGAATAGCAATACCAAAGTATGATATGATTGTGCCCTCAACAGGCAAAAGTATTACATATAGACCATACGTGGTCAAAGAAGAAAAACTTTTATTAATTGCATTAGAGTCTGAAGATGAAAAACAGATTGAAAAATCAATTAGTGAAGTTATTGAAGCATGTTTAGATAATAAAGTTAAAGTAAAAGATTTAACATCATTTGATATTGAATTTATATTTTTAACATTACGTGCACAAAGTGTAGGTGAAGGAATAAAATTAAATATACCTTGTGCTAATACTGAATGTGAAACTAAAAATGAATTTAAAATTGATTTAAATAAATTAGAAGTTAAGAATAATGATTTTGATGAGAAGGATCTTCAAGTTAAAATTAATGATGATGTAACTCTTGATTTACGTTGGCCAACTATGGGTGATAGAAGTATTGAAAATCTATCGACGAATACAGAAGCTATTATTCATATGACTGCTAAATCAATAGGTACTATTTATAGTGGTGAAGAAATAATTGCTATGAAAGATACACCACATAATGAAATAGTTGATTTTGTTGAAAGTTTAAGTTCTGAACAATTTAATAAAATTATTGAAATACTTCTTAAAACACCATATTGTGGTTATGATATAAAATTCACATGTACAAAGTGTGGAGAAGAGAACGAAAGGGAGTTAAAGGGACTATCTGATTTTTTTCAGTAGCCCTTTCACACGATTCGATAACGACGCATTATAAGACAAATTTTGCTTTAATGCATCAACATAATTTCCAATTAACAGATTTGGATAATATGTTACCGTGGGAAAGGGAGATATATGTTGTCCTTTTAACACAATGGATTGAAGAACGTAACAGGGAAATGAAGAAAAAATAAATGGCAAGTAAATTAAAAGAAACTGGTGGAGCAGCTCCTCAACATGATGAGAGAATAACTGAGGTAATTGCTGAGTTAAGGAAACTTAACGCTGCGAGTAAAGGAAATGCATTAGGTGAAAAAGAAGCCACAGGCCGTGCAGTAGGAGAAGAAAAACGCGCAAAAGCTAAAGATAAAAAAGATGAGAAAGGCGGTTGGTTAGGTTCTCGAGTAGGAATGAAAGAACAATTCACTCGAAGATTTGTAGCAGCTCGTGCAGTAAATTTATCTTTACCTGGTAATAGAACAAATCTAGAAAACCAATTAAAACTACTTGAATTTGCTAAAAATCAATTCGATTATCATGAATGGGATAAAGCACAAACAATAGCAATTCAAGGTGACCAAGCTGAACTTGATAGAGAAAAAGATAAAGTAGTTGATACTACAAAAGATGATAAGAAAAAGAAACTTGATAAAACTGAGAAAGATACAGCAAAACAAACTAAAGGATTTTTTAGTAAACTATTAGGAAAATTCACTGGTGGTGGTTTTATGATGGGTGCTGGTGCATTATTAGGTGGATTAGGAGTATTAGCTGGTGGTGCCGGATTATTGCTTAAAGAATTAAATGATTTAGATGGCAAAGCAATTCGTGCTAATGTAAATGAATTATTTGGTATTAGTGATGATGTAGGTGGAAAGGGAGCATTCTTCCTTGAAGGTGGTACATTTATGCTTGCTATGACCGGTCTTGGTATAGGTTTAGCTCTATTTAGCGTTGGATCTACTATTGCAGGTCTTTCTGATGGATTAACTAATTTTACTAATCCAACCTGGGCTCAAAGTATTGTTGATAACGTTACAACATTATTAAGTATATCTGATTTAGTAGGTGGAAAGGCAGAATTATTAAAAGAAGGTGGTGCATTTGCTTTATCTATGACTGGTATTGGCATAGGTATTGGTATGTTCGGTGTTGGTGGAGCAGTAGCTGCTATTGGAGCTACTTTCGATGAAAC